CACAGTGCCCTGCGCGGCCATGCCGCTCAGGTATGGATAGATGGAGTTCGGCACGCTCGCCGCCCAGCGCGTCAATCTGAGCGTCCCGGGCAGGCCATCATCAGTTCCCGGCGTCACGCCGGGAGAGGCGACAGCCAGCGCACTGCCGGCCGCGAGCCCGGATGGCAGGGTCGTGACCGGCCCGTCCGCCTCACCCGGCGCCTCCATGGGCCAGTACCCCACGCAGCCTGCGGAGGCCCGCAGTGTGCGGTACGCGGCAGGCATGGCGTCCCTGCCCTGTTGCAGCCGCACCAGCAGGCCAACGGCCTGGACGCTGACCAGCGCCAGGTTACCGCTGTTGCCCGGCCACGTTGGGTATGCGCCAGTCAGGTACTGGACAGTCTGCCGGACCATGCCGGTACCCGCGTCCAGTGACAGCCGGAGGGGGCAATTAAGATCAAAATATGGCCATAGGTCAGACTCCGGGGAGTCCGGGGTATAACGCCCCTGCCTACCCGGCGCGCTATTGCGCAGGTCAAACTCCAATGAGGATGAGGTCTCCGCCTCCTCATCCTCGCCGCCGCGCTTTAGCCGGATAGGAGTAGGCGTATACCAGTCATCCGTGATGTCCAGCCACAAGTAGGTGGCCGGGTCTGCCGTCAGGTCTGCCCCGGGGGCGGCCTCCAGCAGGACGTCTAGCGGCGCCTCGGGATACGTCATGATCTAACTCCCTGGGGTGGAATTGGCCGAATGGTGGACTGTGATCATGCGGTTACGCCACTACCGTCACGCGGGTGGATATTGACCTAGATGATCGCCCGCCGCCGCAGGCGCACGGGCCCAGCTGGCTCATGCTCGGTCTCGCCGTTGTGCTGACGGCGGTACTCGCCACCATCACGACCAGGTACTCCGCAGACCACGCCCTCGCCGCCGCGGCCACAGCACCACGGCCGGAGGCGCACATGATTACGCTCTGGGCGAACGGTGGCCAGGCCACCTACGCCGCGGTATGGACCCTGGCGGACGGCCGCATATGGCCCGTAGCCTCCCAGTCCTCCCAGTCCTACCAGGACCCCCGGGCGGCCGTCCTCACCGTGATGTCCACCCCCAACAGCCGGGCGCAGTGCCGCATCACGGTGGACGGCCAAGCCGTGTCCATTGAGGACGCCGGCCCGGCGCCAACAGCGCAGACGGCTACATGCATGTGGCTGGCGCCGGCCTAGGCCCCCACCAGGACAACGTCTGTCCGCCCGCCACCAGCCCGAACCTCCCTGCGGATGCCGCGCATGATCCCGGTGCCGTCAATCACCACCCGCAGTGTGCCGCCAGCTCCGCCGCCGCGCAGTGCCGGATCAGCCAGCAGGGCGCGGAGTTTGGATAGCGGGAGTACCGCCTCGTCCTCGCCACCCTCACCCAGCCGGGCCAGCCGGCCGCCCGGCGTGGCCTGCACCACACCGCCCGCGGCCAACGCGGGAATGGTGGGGATATGCCTAAAACTCACGCCCGGAATTTTGTTCAACTTGTCAATTAGATTCTCATTGAGGAATCCGGCGGCCTTGTTGACCAGGCCGATAAGGCCGTTGATGGCACCCTTGGCGACATCAACGGCCTTGTCAAAGGCGCTGCTGACAAACCCGCCAATGGCGCCGAATATGGAGCCGAAAACGTCCCCGACCTTGCGGACCACAGACATTATTTTCTCAAAATTGTCAGATGCTATTCTCCATAGCCAACCAATGACGTCCCCAACCAGCCCAATGGCCAGTTTGATGCCCTCAAACGCTGGCCTGATGGCGACATCCCACAGCCACCCAACAACCGCGCCAATAGCCTCAATCACCGGCCGAATGATCAGGTTGCCTAGCCACAGCCACAATGCGGCCATTGATTTAACGAAATTTCCCACCGAATCAATGATCGACCCGATGAGCTCAAATTTTGGCTTGACGGCGTTTTCCCACAGCCATACCACGGCGTCCACCACGGCGCCTATGCCGGATTTGATGCCCTCAAACGCCGGTTTGATGGCGTTATCCCACAGCCATGTGGCAGCCGCGCCAACGGTGTGCAGCACACCCATCACGACTTTCCTGAAACCCTCAAAATGGGTCCAGGCGTAAATAACGCCGGCGACCAGGGCAACGATGGCGAGCACCACCAGGCCAATGGGGTTGGCCCACAACGCGGCGTTGAGGATGGCCTGCACCACCGCCCAAACCTTGACGGCGGCGGCGACGACCAGGATTACCGCGGCGAGGCTCCCCAACACGGTAGCGACCAAACCAACCGTGTCCTTGTTGTCCGCCATCCATCCCGTGACGGCCTGGATGGCGGGTCCCAGTTGCCCACTCAGCCAGCCGGTGAGATCCATGACCGCGGGCAACACTTTTCCGCCAACAGTGTCCACAAAGGCGGTCTCAAGGCCCCGTTTGAACGCCTCCAGACGCCCGGTGGCGGTCTCCCCTACGGCGTCCGCCGCGCGTTTGGTGGCTCCCTCAAAATCACCCAACGCGTCAGTGGAGGTGGTCAAGTCCAGCGAGAACAATGAATCCCCAAGGTCCTCCGCCTTGGTGCCGAACAGGGCCACGGCGGCGGCGTTGCGCTGCACCGGATCCGTCATGGCACGCAACCGGTCCAGCACCAGATCCAGGGCGGCGGCGGACCGTGGACCACCCGCGGCCACATCCGCCGTCGCCTTCTTGGCGTTGATACCGAGCGTTTTGAACCCGGCCGCGGACCCAGTGCTCGCGTCCTGGCCACGGATCGCGAACTCTTTGAGCGCGTCAGCGACGGTGTCCGCGTCGCGGGCGCCGGCCTGTAGGCCCTGGGATATCAGCCCCAATGACTGTTGCCCGTTGAGGCCCAGATCCCGCAGCACCGTGGGGTACTCATTGAGCACGTCCAACAGGTCCTCAGATTTGTCAACGCCACCCTGGATGCCTGCGGTGATGAGGTCAAACGCGGCCGTGGCGTTGGGCGCCAAACCGTTACGCACCAACTGTTCCGCCGCTTGGACGGTCTCGTTGAGGTCCTGTTTGAACACGTCCGTCAGCGTCAACACAGACTTGGTGACGGCGTCTATCTCCGCGTCTGTCCCTTGCGGCACAAGGGTTTGTGAGCGCATGACCTTGGCGAGCGCGTCCCCTACTGACTGCATGCTGGTGCCGAAATTGTCCGCGTAGATGCGGCCGGCCGTCTTCCCCGCGGCGGCGATGGCGGCCGGGTCTGTCTGTCCTATCTGGGCACCGATCGAGGCACCGATGTCCTGTGTGGACATGGCGCCCAGCAGCGCGCCGCCGAGGGCAACGGCGGCGGCGGCGCCGATCGCGACGGCGTTTTTCGTCAGCCTGTCACCAAACGCGCCGAACTGCTGCTCACCGCGTTTGAGGCCGGTGTCAAAGTGCCTGGAATTCAGTTTGAGGTGGCCTACCAGCTCACCCACATCAAGTGCCATGGCAGGGTCACCTCCTATGTGGACTGTGGTGTGAGCGCGCGGGCGATGCGGGTCTCACCGGTCTCCAGCAGGCCCACTATGCGGACCCGCAGCCACCGCCAGGTGCGGGTCTTCAGCAAGCCGGGTTGGTCAACGTCCAGCCCGTAGCGCTCATGGAGGTCAGCCTCCACAAGGGACCAGTGGGTCAGGATGTCGCGCCACGCGACTTGGCGGTTTTGGCCGGTTTCGGCGCGCCAGACGTCGTCCGGGATTTCGTACCACTCGTAGAGGCCCGTGGCCGGATTTTGCTCGCCGCGCCCGTACTGGCTGATGTCGCGCGGCGCGCCTCCCGGTTGGGGCTCAACGCGTTTGGGTCCCCCCTCCACCACGCGGCGGCGAGGTCCTCACCGGACGCGATCCACAAAAACGCGGTGATGCCCGCGTGGCGGATGCGGGGCCAGGAGACGTTGTCCGCCACCATCTGGTCATATGCGGTGCCCAGGCAACGGCTGTAGAGGTCCAGCTCCTGGCCGTCATCCAGTACGGGCGGCGGGCCGGTGGGTTCCTCCCCGGCGGCGACGCTGACGCCGGCGGCCAGGACCCGCTGGCAGTACAGCCCCCGTTCGGCGGACGGCGCCGGAACGACGTATGTCACTCCTACAATGAGGAGCTTGAGCGTGTCGTCGAGAAGCTCGTCAAGATCCTTGAAATTCGCCATGGTCTATTGCGCGGGGTTCGCGACCGTGAACCGGGCGCCCTTGCCCGTCAACACGAACTGGGCGGTCTCCAGCGCGGTCCGGTCTCCGCCGCCGTGGGTCCAGGTAACCTCCGCGTACCCCTCATACGCCTCCGCGCTGCCGTTGCGGTCATACCACCGCACGTGGGCAACACCAGCGGCGCCGAACAATTCCGCGTGCAGCAACAGCTGTTGCTGCCCGGGGTCATACACCGTGTCATTCGCGGCGCTGTAGCGCCGGACCACGGTGCCCTCCACCTTCCAGGCCAAGCCGGTCTTGGTGGATGAGCCCCAGCCCTCATCGTCATACACGCCGTCCTCCTGGAGATCCGCCTCCAGAGACGCCTTGAACTCTTGCAGAGCCCCCACCGTGGTCCAGGTGCCACTGATGTCCACCTGGAGCTTGAATTTGCGGGCTAGCGCGGACACATCAGGCGCAGGCATTTTGACTCCTCAGTCAGTAGTGTGTATGGAGGCCCGGTTGGCCTGGACGTAGTAGTTGTCCAGCCGTAGCGCCCGGTGGTTGCCATCCGGCCCTATGGGTGTGCCGGACTGGCGCCACATCTGGGACACGGGCACGCCGCCCAGGTCCACACCGGACAGTCCGTGCAGCTGGTCGCGCACAGCGTCAGCCAGGTCCTCCGCCACGCGCGGATCGGCGGTGCCGCGGCACCGCACCTGCACACCCACCGTGGTCTCCGTCATGCCCGGCAGGTCACCGGGCAGCACGTACGGGGTGAGGCAGATGACCTGGTCCGGCGCCTGCGGCAGGCTGGGGCCCGCCACAATCGCGACGTCGGCGGCGTCGTAGCCGCCGTCTGGGCGCCACACCCCAACCCCGGACGTGGCGAGAAGCTCAGCCAGCCCCGTGATCAGGCCGGTTGTCCAGCCCATCACCCGCTCCTCGTGGCGCGGCGCACCTGGGCGGCCACGAGCGCCATAGCAGCCTCAAACTCATAATGCATTGGGCCCTCCAGATATTTTGCGGAGCGTCCCGGTGCGTGCTCAAACCACAGATCCTCATGCTGCTCAACGGCATAGGGGGTGTCATACAGGATGAGCGCCTCCAACTCGCTCTCATCCATCACCACCGTGCCGGACCGCTCCAGGGTCCCCTCATCCAACGGCACCAGGGTGCGGGACTCCTGGAGGATGTGCTCCGCCCCAATTTTCAGGCCCCGGATGACGGCGGTCTGGACGGCCTGGGAGACCTCGTCCCCCAGCCATCTCAGGTCACCACCCTGCTGCGCCACGGCGTCCTAGCCGTCGCACTGACGGGTCTGGGTGCCGTCTCCGTTGTCCGTGGTGCGGGAGTCCCGTGACGGCTTCGGGTCCGGCTTCGGGTCCGGCTTCGGCTGCGGGTCTGACTTCTTTCCCACTGCTCCTCCAATCTAGGTGAGTACTAGCTCCACATGGGACGGCACGGGCAACTCGCCGCCGTCATGCGTCAGCGCCTGGATCACGGTGGCCACCCTCCCGTCGGGCAGCATGACCCTGGACTCCGGAGGCGCCACCAGGCCCAGCTGGGCGTACATTGTGGACTCGCTGACAACCTCGTCTCCGGTGGCCGCGCGGACCAGGCGGCGCCTGTGGTCCAACCAGCATGCCACCGTGCGCGGCACACCGTATGTGGCCACTCCGTATCCGTTGGTGCCCTCCCAGGGCTCCACGGTCACCTCATGCTGCAGCAGCATGGCGGGCAGGTCCACGTGACGCTCCTAGTAGGCGTACGGGGCCAACGGCAGCAGGCCACGGCGTTGCAGGATGCCCTGAGCCACCGGGCTGTACCGGCCCGGGGTGGACCCGCCCTTGCCCGTCTGGCCGCGGGTCAGGCTGACCGACCCGATCGACATGGACTGGTACTGCGCCGCGCCGACGCTCAACGGGTCGCCCCCGGCGGCGGCGTACTCGGCCTGCGCCAACGTCGCCTCACGCAACGCCACGATGTCGGCGGCGTCGGTCGGGTTGCCACTGTCGTCGACGTCGTACACGGCGGTCAGGAGCATCTCGTCGACGAGCAGGGAGGCCCTGTCGAGGCGGCGTTGCAGGTCGGCCGGGACTGGCGACGTGCTGGGCCAGTCGGCCACCGTCGCGTACGCCATGGCTACGCGGACGTGCCCAGGATCACGATGTCGTACGTGACGCTGGTGCCGGCGCCCGAGTTGACGATGTCGATCAGGTCGCCCGTCGCCGCGGTGACGGTGACGCCGGCTCCGGGCGCCACCCACAGCATCTGCCCGCCCGGCAGGACGGGTACGCCGTCACCGGCGGCGAGGAGCCACGGCACGCCGTTGACCGCAGGCCTGGTGACGTTGACATTGTTGGTGTTCGCCGACGCGGCGCTGACGTACAGCCCCTTGAGCTTCACAAACGTGAGCGTGGCGCCGAACGCGTCCACGAGGACGCCGGCCAGGTCGAGGAGATGCTCGCGCGAGGTCAGTTCGAGGAAGCCGTACGAGCGGCGGCTTCGCTGCACGAGCAGTACCCCGATCAGGAGGAGTACGACTTCCTGCACCGCAAGGC